AGGCGCTGAAATGCCTTCTAACTCAGACCTTATCAAATGGGCAGAGCAAGGAAGACTACACACGAAGTATACAGATGTTACTTCAGCAGCAATAGCAGGAGCAGGAGTTGCTACTTTAACAATTGGAGATGTTTTAGTTCCAGGAGCTGGCGGTATTGCAATTAGAATTGGTCAAACAATTATGATTTCTGACAGTACAGCAGGTTCAACTCTTAGTAACAAAGCTATTGTTACTGCAGTTGATATTGTTAACGGAACAATTGATGTTGCTTATTATGAATTTGCAGGTCAAGGTGTTGCCGCAGGAGTAGTATGTTCTCTATTTATTTATGGTTCAGAATTCCAAAAGGGATCTGTTGGAATGCAAGGGCAGTTAGAAGCTGATGATAGCATTTTCTCTAACTCACCAATTATCATTAAAGATCACTACGCAGTAAGTGGTTCTGACATGGCTCAAATTGGATGGATTGAGGTTACTACTGAAAACGGAGCAACTGGTTTCTTATGGTATTTAAAATCAGAGCATGAAACTCGTTTACGTTTTGAAGATTACTTAGAAACAGCAATGGTTGAAGCAGTACCAGCAGAAGGTGGTTCAGGAGCAGCAGCAATTGTTGAAGGAATTGCATCAGGCGTAGGTAACAAAGGATCAGAAGGTCTTTTCTATGTTGTTGAAGAGCGAGGAAATGTATGGAGTGGTGGTAACCCAACAACTCTTGGAGATTTTGACGCTATCATTCAAAGATTAGACAAGCAAGGTTCTATTGAAGAGAATGTTCTTTTTGTGAATCGTGAGTTTGGATTTGATATTGACGATATGTTAGCTGCTCAAAATGCAGGATATGCAGGTGGTACTTCATTTGGTCTTTTTGACAATGATGAAGAAATGGCTTTAAACTTAGGATTCTCTGGATTCCGAAGAGGTTATGACTTCTACAAAACAGACTGGAAATACTTAAACGATCCAACTATGCGTGGTGATATTGTAGGTGGTGCTGTAAACGGAGTATTAGTTCCAGCAGGTTCTACTACAGTTTACGATCAAGTTCTTGGCAAAAATGCTAAGAGACCATTCTTACACGTTCGTTATAGAGCTTCAGAAACTGAAGACAGACGTTATAAGACTTGGATTACAGGTTCAGCAGGTGGAGCTTCTACTTCTAGCTTAGATGCTATGGAAGTAAACTTCTTATCTGAAAGAGCTTTATGTACTTTAGGTGCTAACAACTTCTTTATCTTTAAATAGATAAAGGATTAATTAAAGAGGGTAGGTCAGCTGCAACCTGACTTACTCTCTTTTATATTTATTAAATTTAAATTATATCAAATGAAAAAAAACAAAGAGGCTTTTGTTGACAAAAGCTACAAACTCACCAGAGACAAAGCTCCATTGAGCTACACAATTCCATCAAGAAATACTAAAAGAAGTAGTTTACTTTATTTTGACGAAGAAACTGGACAAAACAGATCTATGCGATATGCTAAGAATCAAAAAACTATTTTTGAAGATGAGCAAGATGGAAATGTTCTTTTAGAACCAATTATTTTTGAAGATGGATTTTTAAGAGTTCCAAAACAAAACCAAATTTTACAAAAATTTCTAGCACATCATCCTGGAAATGGAAATGATTTTATTGAAGTTGATAAAGAAAAAGACGCTAGTGTAGATGTAGATAGCATGGATTTAGCTTTAGACGCAATGATTGCAGCTAAAGAATTAGATATTGAAATGTTAGAAACAATAGCTAGAGTAGTAATGGGCGTGAAAGTAGATAGAATGACATCTGCAGAATTAAAGCGTGATGTTAGATTGTTTGCGAGTAGATATCCTGAGGATTTTTTAGAGTCTATTAACGACCCTTTATTATCTCTTCAAAACAAATGTTCTAAATTTTTTAGCGAAGGTTTATTATTGTTAAAAAATAAAAAAGATGTTTATTATAACTTAAAAGGAAACAAAAAGAAATTACTTACAGTTCCTTATGGTGAAGATCCTTTATTTATTTTAGCATCATTTCTTCAAAGTGATGAAGGCTTAGAAGTTCTAAGAATATTAGAAGATAAAATAGATTAAAAACAAACCTAAATAGGTGTTAAACAAGAAGAGGCTTTCAGAAATGAGGCCTCTTTTTTTTTTGTATCTTTGTTCAAAGAAAAATAAAGAATGGCATCATTAATAAATACAGTCAGAGCAACTGTTCTTTCTATTGTAAATAAGAATAATTTTGGATATATTACTCCAAATGATTTTAACCTGTACGCAAAACAAGCGCAATTAGATTTATTTGAAGATTATTTCTATCAATATAATTCTTGGATAGTAAAACAGAATAAAAGAATTTCTGGTAGCGAATATGCTGATATAGTAAAAGGTTTAATTGAAGTAATAGATAGTTTTTCTTCTACTAAAGGATTAATTAATGTAGGTATAAATTTATTTGATTTACCTAATGATTACTATTTAATAGATAAAATAAACTATTATCCAAATATCACAGCAACAGGTACATTAACTTTTGGTTCGATAGGAAACACTTTAATAGATACTTCTGCAAATTTTGTATCTGGAGGTCAAGTAGCTGCAGGTCAGTTAATAGTAAATACTACAGGAGGAGAGTTATATTCTGGAGGAAGTGCTTTTGTAGTAAGTGTAGATAGTGAGACTCAATTGACAATATCAACTAATGATTTTTTTACAGGAGGATATGTAGGTTCTTCTTATTCTATTTCAAGTACAAAAGGAATAAAAGAAATAGAAAGAGTTTCTCAAAATAAAATATTTTATTTAAACTCTTCACATCTTACATCTCCAAGTTTAATCTATCCAGCTTATGTTTTAGGTGGTGCAAATAATATAAATACAGGAAACACAATTACAGTTTATCCTGAATCAATAAACAACACAGGAACAGTTGTTTCTCAATATGTAAGATACCCCAATGATCCTAATTGGACATATGCTCAATTCCCTGGAGGTGAGCCATCGTTTGATGAGACAGCTGCGGATTACCAAGATTTTGAGCTACCTGCTTCAGATGAGACAAACTTGATAAACAAAATACTTCAGTATGCAGGGGTTTCAGTTAGAGAGATGGATGTAGCTAAATTTGGGAAAGTAGAAGAACAGGAAGCAAATAACCAAGAAGGACAATAATTATGGCATATATAAACGATTATACTTACTACGAGAATACAGGAAACCCAAACACAGAAGATGAGAATTGGGGTTCATATCAATATATACCATTAGAGGATATTGTAAACAACTTCATGTTGATGTATGTTGGTAACGATAAACTTATAAATAATGTTGAAAGATATAATATACTTTTTCACGCAAAAAGAGCTATACAAGAATTAAATTACGATTCTTTAAAAGAAATAAAAATACTTGAATTACAAGTATGTGACACATTGAGATTTGTGTTGCCTTCTGATTATGTAAATTGGGTTAGAATATCTTTGTACAAAAATGGTACACTAATGCCTCTTAGTGAAAATATTCAAACAAATTGGAGTGATGCTTATTTGCAGGACAATAATTGTAGAATATTATTTGATCATGATGGGAATATACTTAAACCTTCTACTTCTACAATAGATTTACAAAGAATTACAGGAGGTAAAAAATCAATATATTTAAACCAGCAAAGCCCTTATAACGGACAAGAAGGTTATTTTTCTAACGGTGTATGGTATTTTGAATATCCAATAGGTGGAAGATATGGACTTAACACAGAGACTGCTAATCAAAACCCTACGTTTAGTATAAATAAATCAGGTGGAGTTATTAATTTCAGCTCAGACATGGCAGATGAGCTTTGTGTTTTGGAATATGTTTCAGATGGAATGGAAAAAGGAGATGACTCTTTAATTAGTGTAAATAAACTGTTTGAAGAATTTGTTTACGCATATATGAGATACACAATATTAAACAATAAGATTGGAGTTCAAGAATATATAGTAACTAGACTTAAAAAAGAAAAATCAGCTCTTTTAAGAAATGCAAAATTAAGATTAAGCAATATACACCCTAGTAGATTATTAATGAATTTAAGGGGTCAAAATAAATGGATAAAATAATATGCCTAATATTTCAAAAAATTTCATAAAAGGGAGAATGAATAAAAGTGTTGATGAGCGCCTTGTACCTCAAGGTGAATACATTGACGCTTTAAATGTTAGATTGGGTTCTACAGAAGGCACTGAAATAGGAGCTGTTGAAAATTCAAAAGGTAACGATTTAATTGCTCAACTTAATTTTAATGGTCAGCCATTAAGTTCTGGTGCTAAATGTATTGGAGCTTATGAAGATGGGGCAAATGAAACAATATATTGGTTTGTTAGTGATGAATCTAACCCTGTTTCTTCAACAGGTAAAGTAGATTTAATAACATCATATAATACAAGAACATTTGTTTTAGATTATCATGTAATTTCTACTTCAATTTTAAATTTTGACAAAGACTTTTTAGTTAATGGAATAAACTTAATAGGTGAATTTTTATTTTTTACAGACAACTTAAATGCTCCTAGAAAGATAAATGTTGAAAGAACTTATCTAAATCCAGACCCTGGTACAACAATTGACCAAATAACAGAGCAAGATATTGGAGTTATTGTCGCTCCACCATTAAACGCACCTGAAATAGAACAATTTCAAATAGGTGGGGGAGAGAACTTTATGGAGGAAATACTACTTAGTTTTGCCTATAGATGGCAATATGAAGATGGTGAGTACTCAGCGATGTCTCCATTTAGCGAATATGCTTTTACACCTGGTCCTTTTCGATTTGATTATAGCAATTATAATCAAGAAGGGATGAGAAATATATTTAATTCAGTAAAAGTAACTTTTGACACTGGAGGTAGAAATGTAAAAGATTTAGATGTTTTATTTAAATTTAGCACTAGTCAAAGCATAAATGTTGTTGAAAGATTTAATAAAGAAAATGAGGGTTGGTTAGACAGTACAGATCAAACAATAACTTTTACAAATCAAAAAATATTTACAACATTACCTGAAGCTCAATTATTAAGATTGTTTGACAATGTTCCTAGAGTTGCTCAAGCACAAACTATTATGGGAAATAGATTGATGTACGGTAATTACATTGATGGTTACGACATAGTCGATAAAGATGGAGCTTCTATTTACCTTGATTATGATTTACAACTTATATCTGAGCTTCAAGAATCTGATAGTATAGCAGGAGATAGAGAAGGTTTTCAATACACTATTGACGGAGCTGTTAATGTTGTAAATTCAAAAGTATCAATTGATTTTGGAGGCGATAATATACAGTTAGTTGAAGGAGCGCAAATTGGAATTGATTTTGATTACAATGGATCTGTTTATAGTGGAGACCCATCATATGACGATCAAAGTCAACCAGAGAACATTTTTCAATATAATTTCATATTTAATCTTCAAACAGATTTTGGTAGCGTTCATGAAATGGCTACTAGCCCAGAATTTATTAATGCTGTTAGTTCTTTTATTCCTATAGCTAATAACACTTGTATTCCTATTTCAGGAGGAACAGAAACAGGAACGTCTGTTACTGATTCGTTTATTTGTTCGTCAGTAGCTAAACAAAACTGGGAAAAAGTTGGTTTTGGAATAAGTGGAACACCTCAGGGGTTTATTATTGAATCTTCTTTTGGAAGTGATGTAATTTCATTTATTGCGCCTGCATTAAAATTTGAAGAATATGACCAAACAGTACAGCCTCCAGCTCCATTAGGAAATTTTGCTTATGAATATATAAGCTGTGTTTCTGCAGAAGGTTTTTATGCATTAGATGGATCAAAGCAAAGTTTACACAGTAACAGAGATTATGAAGTAGGTGTTGTATATATGGATGAATATGGAAGAAGTAGTACTGCTTTAGTTGATACAGATAATACTATTTTTATTCCTTGCTTCAATTCAGTTGACAAAAACAATATCAGGGTTCAAATGAACAGCTACCCTCCTTATTGGGCTACAAAATATAAATTCGTAATTAAAGAGTCTAAGGGACTTTACAGAACAATATACAGCAATATATTCTTTAGAGAAGAAGAGACAGGAGACGCTTACTATTTGCTTCAGGGAGACAATAGGGACAAGGTAAAAGATAACGATGTGTTATACATCAAAGCAGATACAAATGGCCCTGTTTTAAATTGCGCTACAACAAAAGTTTTAGGTTTTGGATCTGAGGCTAAAGATTTTCTTTGTGAAAAAAATATTGACGGAGATATTTTGCCAGGATCACAAGAATGTGGTCAGCCAACAGGGACTTACATGTTAGTAAAGCCCTCTAACTTTGCGGCAAATAAACCGCCAAATTCTAGAATAGAAGAGTCTAGTGATGGAGGCAGCAGAGATAAGCCTTTAGTTAATGTTTCATGCTCTATTGAAGATGAGGATAATCCTGGGGACTATATTCCATGGACTGTTCCAGCAGGTTCTCTTATAGAGATAACCATTAATGCTACTAGATATAGTCGAGGTGGAGGATGTGGAAGTAGATATTATGATTGGAGCAAAAAATTTATATCTTCAAATGATTATGATAGTTTACATGATTGGGTGTTAGGAGATAATATTGATTTTACAAATGGAATTTCATCAGGTAGTGATGATGATGCTCAAAATAATCAAATTCAGTATGATGATATAAAGATTTTTGAGGATCGATTAGCAACAACAGGTAATAGTTATGTAGGATTTCAGCAAGCTACTCCAACATCGCCTTTAAGATTTTGCTATCAATCAGGAACTCCTAGATGTGGTGGTTTTAGACCAAGAAATTCTTATGCTAGCATTAATCTTCAAGTAGAAAGAGCATCTACTTTAACTATTTTTGAAACTGAGCCATTAGATGCAAATGATGAATTGTATTATGAAAATGAACAGACATTTGACATTGTAAATGGACTTCATTTGTCAGGAAACTCAGATGCTGACCAAGACCAAACTTTGACAAACCCTGCTATTGTTGATTTAACTTTTTTTAATTCTTATTCTTTTGGAAATGGAGCGGAAGAGAATCATGTTTTATCTGGACTTACAAAACCATTTATACAACTTGGAGAAAAAGTAACATCTGTTTCAGAAGAACAATACAAAGAAAGTCATAGGTTTGCTGATGTAACTTATAGTGGAGTTTTTAATCAAGAAACTAACTTAAATAAGTTAAATCAATTTAACCTGGCTTTAGCTAATTTTAAAACATTAGAAACATCATACGGACCGATTAGAAAAATGCATTCAAGACAGACAGACATCTTAACTCTTCAAGAAGATAAGATATCTTATTTGTTAGTAGGTAAAAACTTACTTTCTGATGCAGCAGCAGGTGGAGCTATAACATCAGTACCTGAGGTTCTTGGTACTCAATTAGCTAGAATTGAAGAGTATGGAATAAGTAGTAATCCAGAGAGTTTTACTTCTTATGGTTATAATGTTTATTTTACGGACTCAAAAAGAAGTTCAGTAATAGAATTAAAAGGAGGATCTGCTAAAACAGACCAATTAAATGTAATATCTACAGTAGGAATGCGTTCTTGGTTTAGAGACTTATTTACAACTTCTTTTGAAACTCAAAAACTAGGTGGATACGATCCATACATGAATGAATATGTTTTAAGCTCTAATACACAAATTATACCTCAGCCACCAGAAGAAAAACAGTGCGGATATGTGTTAACAGTAACAAATGGAGAAGATCCTTATACACTAAACCTTGATTGTACTACTGTAATAGGTACAATACCTTTTTCATATAACGTAAATGGTCAAGTAAATATAACTGCTATATGGAATGGAACTGAAGTTATAAATCAAGATGTCTCAGGGATAGGTAGTGTTTCTTTTAATAAAACACAAAACAGCCCTAGATATGTGGAAGTGACCACTACACCAATTGTTGTTTCTGACTATGATATTAATTTTGAATGTCCAATAGCTCCAGACGTAACAGTTAAAGAAATAGTTGTAAATTTTGAAGGAGACGCTACTTTAACTACAGATGTAAGATACAGGTGGACACAAGGATCTTATTTAAGTCCTTACAGCACTAATTCTGTTGTTTTAGAATCAGATGGTGTTTCTTTATTTACAGAGTCAACTGGCCCTGCTTCTTTTGGAGCTTTACCTCCTGAAGGATCTACTGTTATTATGCAGATTAGACAAAATGCAGGTCAAACTTATGAGTTTAATCCTAATGCAGGAAAACTAAAATACCTATCAACTAATACAAATTACGATGAAGTAGATATTGATGTATTACTTCCATTATTAAATACAGCAACTCCAATTTCAGGAGGTCCTGAAAATTACGAGGCTCAATTCATTTATAACACAGCTAATACTTATTTGTATTTAGTTTGGGATTTAAAAACCCCTACACCTATAGAGTTATGTTATGATGTTACCGCTTTAGATTCTTGTTGTGGATGTACTGGAGGTCCACCGCCTCCACCAGTTTGTAATAGATATAGAAGTATACCTTATGACAGTACTTTACAAATTACATATATTGATTGTGATGGAGACCAGCAAACTATATTTCGTCAATGCAGCAGCCCAATTTGTCAAGGTGAAGAGTTTTGTGCTATAGAAATAATATCAACAAATGAAACGCTAAACGATTTAGGTACGTGTTAAATATTAAAATTAATTAAAAAAAATGAGTGTAGTAAATAAATTTATTGATTCTGAAAACTTCGCAACAGCAATATCTGTTTACGATGATGTTAATTTATTGATTAAATCTCCAGATGGGTTCTATCAGTTTAATGGTATATATAGAGAGCAAGTAGGAGGGTTTCTTTCACCTGAAGTAATATGCCCTACTTGTTCTTTGCCTTGTGGAGAAATCGCAGGAGAATCTTCAGATATAAGAGGCACTTTTTTAGCAGAAATAAGTGGAGGTACAGATGTTGGAGCTGTAATTGTTTATTCTATTGTTGGAGGTCAAATTCCAGATGGCGTTCTATCTACATATAACGGACAGACATATAATCAACTTACATATATAGGAAATAACCAAGGCCCTGTTGGACTTAATACCCCATCTGGTCAACCAACCTATTATGGATCACCTAATAGTACACCATCGACCACGCCACCAATTCTTGTTTATAACATACAAACAGATGGAACATATGTGTCTTCTGGAACTTCTCAAGCTATTACAGTCAACTCTAATCAGCTTGATTTAAGAGGCGGTGGAACAAGAGTGTATACTCAGGTTATACCTAAAGACATATCAAGCGCTAGTGTTCTTAATATTGATTATTATGCTCCTATACAAGGAACATTTTTTTCTTTTCAAACAGACTGTCCTATTCAGCTAGATAGTTTTTTAGGGTCTCCAGTTCAGATAGATGACACATGCGCTGATGCCACAGTAACTTATTATTTTGCACAAAATGCAACCGTTACATCAATTCTACCAACTGTTTTTGTGCCTGAAACACTTACTACTCCAGGGATTGGGAACTATGTATTCCTAGATGGTGGAGCTGTAAATGCGATAAACAATACTGCAACTAGTCAGTTTGTAATATTAGCTGACAATACATATATTGAAATACAGTATGGTATTGTTATAGCTACTGGAACATGTACTCCAGCAGGACTTCCATGTGGAGGAACTTTGACACCACCTTCAGGTTCAAGAGGTGTATATCAATTAGATATAGATGCAGGAACTACAGTGTCAGATACTGGAGCTATTCTTATTTATTTTAACCCTGCTAGTATTCCTGACGGAATAAGAGTATTATATGATGGTGTTTTTTACAATAGACTATCAAGCGTTTCAGATGGAAACTTACAGTCTACTAGTGGTGTGGCAAATGCCTTTACTATACTAGGAGACCCTACAGACAACTGTGTTCCAGCTACACCTAATACATCTGTTTATAACGCTTTTAATGGCTATGACTCAAATGGATGGATAGCAGACACCCCTTCTACTCGAAGTATAACAATTAATACAGGAGATGATATTAGAGGAGGTCAATCTCAATTTAACCTTATGGTTATACCTAAGCCAAACGCATCACCAGGTACTGTCTCTATAGAGGTTTTAGGTCCATGTGCAAGTACAGGATGGAACTTGTCAGTAGAATGTCCTGCGGCTTTACCTAGCTTTACGTCTAATGCTATTGGTTCTAGTACTTTCTGTCAATCTGCAACAGGAACTTTTTTCTTTGCAAGATTTCAGAATGCAGTCAATGTTTATCCTGCTCTAAACAATCCTATTTTCTTAGACCATGATGGAGTGACTAGAGCTACAGACCAAAACTATATAATGGATAACGGTCAATATATTACAGTAACAAACGGAGTTGTGAGCGCTATAACAACTTGCGCACCACCAACTTAAAAAATAAAATATGGAAAATTACACAGTAACATATAGTGAATCAGTAAAGGGATGGCCTTCTTTTTATAGCTACTTCCCTGATTTTATATTAGGAATGAATCAGTATTTATATACCTTTAAAGGTGGAAATTTATACAGACATAACACCAATGAAAGACGTAACAACTATTATGGAGTTGATTATGATACAACCCTTACAGGTGTTTTTAATCAAGAACCTACTACTGTTAAAGTTTTTAAAACAATTGAATTAGAGAGTGACGACTCATGGGATATAAGTTTAGTAACTGATTTGGGAGCAGGTTTTATGCCTCAGGCAGATTTCGTAAAGAAAGAGGGTAGCTTCTTTGCTTACATTAAAAGAATATCAGGTACAGAAAACTTAGCGTTAA